CCCTGACGAAGACGACTGATCCGAACCGAAATCGACGTAACAAATCAGCGGGTCAGAAGCCAACGAATCGTCGTAGATCACCGCTCCACGAGCCGTGATCGTAGAACTCGTCCAAGTAATGTCAGCAGCGTCAAACGTGATAACGCCAGCAGACTGCGTAAGCGTCACCGACGTAAGCGACTCGCCGCCAGCGGTATACCCAGTGCCGACCACTTCGTTCGTTACGTCAGCTTTGAAATCGTGTACGCCAAAGTCAGGCGTGTACGCCGACGTTACAAGCATACACTTGAAACGGTCAGCCGTTGTGTCATCGAGATCAAGCGCCAACGTGTTATTGAGCGCATTCAGAAACGTAATGCCATACAAGCCACTAGCCATTACTTCTTACCCTTCTTCTTTGCGGCAGCCTTTTTAGCTGCGGCCTTACCCGCCTTGGTATACGGATATTTCTTGCCGTTAACCATTGGCATAACGAACTCCAAATGTGAAAGAGGGGCCAGGACCGGCTCCCGACCCCTCTTAACACTACACCATCAACGCTTTATCAGTTAGCGCCGATGCTTGAAGAAGCCTCGATCCGCTGGAGCGAAGCCTCACGGAAACGGTTGTACCCGACGAGGTGATACCAGCCGACAGGCTGGAACCGGCGCAGAGTATCGGTCACCGGGCCGAACACGACAGCCGGGTTCTCACCGAAACCAGCCGCACGGGAATGAGCCTTAGCAAGCGCCTGCTTGCCGCAGATCACCGTGTTATACACGTCGGTGGTCGTAGCGCCAGCGTCGGCCTGGATCTCAAGACGAGGCGTCTCGATGAAGTCCACGCCGCCGAAGGTGCCGATGCTGCCTGCACGCACAGCGCCGCCGTCCTGACGGATCTGGTACTGAATGATGTCAGTCACAGCAGTGTCGCCACGAAGGTCGAACGACACGTCAGGGTGAATGAACCCAACATAGATGTTGCCGCTCATCGGCATGGCCGAAGCGCTACGCATGTTGGCGACTGCTTCACGAACGTCAGCAGCGTCAAGGTTGTCGGTAGCGTCGATGGTCACCGTCGAGGTCGCATCGCCGCCGTAGGCAACGTTGGTGCCAGCAATGAGAACATCGTGAACGATGTTGTCGATGCTGTTCGCCATGTTGTAGCCAATGATGTTGGCAGCGTCAGCGTCCACGTTCAGGAACGAGGTTCCACGCAGCTTCGCCGTGGTGATGACAGCGTTGCCGTACTCGGCAAGAGTCACCGTCACGGTCGAATCGCTGAGCGCAACAGCGGTCACGTCCGACGTTTCGGTCAGAGCCGAAGTCGCCTGGGCAAGATCGTTGTAGATGTTGAACTGGACCGCCGAGCCTGGATGGGACTGGTTGGTCGTCTTCACATCTGCAACCATCTCGAACAGAGGCTGCGAACGAAGCGCAAAATACGCAAGCTGTTCAAATGCGGTGGTATCCGAAGACACCGAAGAGGTCTGAGTATAAGCCATTGGGATTCCTTCCCATATGGCCTACCGGGCTACGTCAGACTGCTGCGTTCCAAGTGTACCCGTGCGACTCCATCAAAGGACGTAGCAAAGATTCGTCGCCACCAGTGGCTCGAATAAGCTCGTCAAATTCAGGTGTTGACACAGGTCCAGCATCGTCAGCCGCCATCGCAATCCTCTGCTCCGCACCGTAATCAACGGGCGGTGCCTGCGCCGACGGGAGATTATTGTTCCCGGTCAACCCAAGCTCAGCAGCTTCAGCACGAATAGCGTCTACAGTCATCTCGCCGTCATAGCCCCGTATGAAATACTGACCCTGTTTCGATTGAGGATCAACACCTGCATCACGGAACGACAACTCGCGTTCCAACTGCGCCAACTTGGCAACGGCTTCATCTCCGGCTTTCGCCCGAGCTTCCATGTCGCGCCGCCAGTTGGGCTTCGATTCTTGGCTAACAGAGTCTTCAGCCTCGGTAGGCATTTCTTCTGTCATATGTCACTCACCTTCAAATACGCGCCTGCACCGGTGGAATGCAGACGGGACGATTTGTGGAACAGCTCACCCCGCATGGGGGCCGATCCACAAATAACAATACAGACCTTGTCTTATTGCTGTCAAGTAGCAGTGCCAAGACCGACAGCGCCGCTACGAGTTACCAGCGCGCCGGACTGGCGCACGCCTCGCTGCTCACGCAACGCCCGCAACCGGGCAAGGTCCGCAGTAGCGTCAGAGTCCAAACCAAACTCGGCGGCAGCAAACTCTGAAGACGTAAACTCGTCTTCACCGACAAGCTGCTGCGTGATCGCACGTTGCCCTCGGAACCGCTCAGAAACCTCGCGTGCTTGAACGTTCAAGTCCACAAGTTGTTCCGCAGTCTGCGTGTTGAACCCTGCACCCAACGCCCCGATAGACGCTGCCGACAAGCCAGCCGCTTCAAGCTGAAGGCGCTGCTCGATAACCGTCGTGCCACGCTCAGGGTCAAGGTAGTAGGCCACTAGCTCGCCGTCGTTCTCAACACCAACCCCGTACATTTCTTGTAGCTGCAACCTAAGGTTCGGGTCGATTGACCGTGCAGCCGTCGCTGCTAGCGCTACCCGCTCAGTCATCTCAGCTTGAGAAACGTCGTTGCCAATAAATTGTGCGAAGTCATCAACCGAGTCGTAGAACCCTTCAGGGATACCGGCGGTCATCATTACGTTGCGGTATTGACGTTCGAGGTTGATGTATTCGGCTGGGCTGATTGCTGAGAAGCCGTTGGCGCGTCGCAGGTCTAGGCCAGGGAATCGTGCTGCAAACTCGGGGGTTTGCCGTAGCCGCAACAGAACGGCTTGCGGGCCGATCCCGTCGAGCAGCATGTTGTACGCTTGGTCTGCGAGCCCTTCGAGGCCGTATAGGGCAAGTTCCTCTTTGATGATCTCTAACGCGTTGAGAGCTTCTTGTTCTTCTTGCAGCGCCAGAATTTCTTCATTTTCTAAAATGTTTCTAGAGCCGTCTCCAGAACCGCTTGTGACTGGCTCTGCACCAGCGACAGGAGCGGACCCCTGAGCCATTCTCCTAAGCATTGCTTTTTGTTCTTCTGTTGCAGTCGCATTAAACTGCTTAAGCGCTTCTAGCTCTTCTGGCGACAACGTAGCAAGCGCGTCCCGCTCTGCTTGAGTCAACTGCTGAGTAGTCGGTGCCGGAGGCGACGTATACGGAAATGAACTAACCGGAGTAATGTCATAGCCCATCTCATTCAAAGCAAACAGACGATTACCTTCGGCTATGCGCTGCTCTTCTGTATATTCAGCCATAACTACGCCACCTCTCCGAACACTTCGCCAATAGCGAACGTCAACGCATACGCCGAATCAATACCCTGCGGAGACTCCTGCCACTCAGGCAAACCACGCGCATACCGGCGAACCTCGTTCAACGTCATCGGACGCATCTCACCGTTCTCAGCCATGTGGCTCACAACATCAGGAAACTCTTCGTACAAATCAATGTTCGGACGCCCCAAGATCCGTTCTAGTTCGTACTTGTACGGAGCAAAATACTGCTCAGGAGTGATGTTGGCAGCAAGAGCGTTAGCCAACATCGGGTACTTAGCCGCAGCCTGCTCCTTAAACATCTGCTCGATCCCTTCAGCAGTCTGATTACCGAAGTAAATGCTTTGAGCAAGGCTCGAAGCATCCGCATCTCCAATCGGCGTGTAATAGCTCTTTGACAACGACACCAAAGAATCACTTATCGCAGCAAAACTTGACGCTTCAACCTGCGCCAAATCGTATTTGCCTTGAGTGACCAAAGTTTGCCGAATGAAATCAATATCGTCAGATTCGCCCATATACAGAATGTCGTTCGCCATCTGCATCGCAAGCTCATCGGTCAAGTCCACACCGAGAAACACCGCTTCGTCTTTAAGCTGGTCCAGAACCGGATCGAAATACTCTTTCTTTTCCAGGTCTGTCATGTTCGCCATCAACGCGTCATGCCTACGCATCGCGTTGTCGGTCGTCTGGTACCAACTGGTTTGCTGAACTACTTTGAGAATCTGATTCGGGTCAACGATGCCGTACTCGACCATCATGTCAACGACGTTCATAACCCTTACTGCACTAGGGTCGTCCGCTGGGACAGGTGAACCGTTAGCGGTGACACCGACTTGCAGTTCTTGGCTGTACTTGTCGAGGAAGAACGTGATGCCGCCGAATCGTTCGATCAGTAGGCGTTGCACTTCGGACATGTCCGCAGCAGCAGTAGGCGTAAGAGAAGGAACACCGCCACCGCCACCGCCGCCGCCACCGCCGACGTCAATACCTAGCTGTGCCAGTCTTTCTTCCACAGCAGCATTCACTTCGTCTTCAAACGAAGACGTTTCCTCAACGACATCAACAGCGGCAGAAGGAGTAATGTCATAGCCCATCTCATTCAAAGCAAACAGACGATTACCTTCGGCTATGCGCTGCTCCTCTGTTCGAGGCTGCGACGGAGCCGTCGTTGACGACATTTGGGCCTCAAACCCCGAAGGCGGGCCTTGAAACTGTGTCGTAGCCTGCCCCAAATCACGTTGTGCATCAGCAGAAACACTAATTTGATTTCGCAATGCAGCAGACAACTCTGGATTTTCAGAAACCGAAATCGACGGCAACTGAGGAGCAATTTCCTGCCGCAAAGTTTCAAGAGGAGAAGCCAAGTAACGAAAATCAGCAATGTCATCAAGCTCAGCAAGAGAAGCTAACGCTGTTGAAAGTTTCTTTTCATCAGAAGTCGCAACTCTGTTACCTTTTTCGTCATAACCCAAAGACCTATTTAAATTAGTTCTTGTCCGAACCAACAACGACAACTCTGCGTCAACAGCAGCTAGCTCATCTTTATACTCAGGAAGCAACGCCTCAATATTTGAGTAATCTTCAATATTGTCGGCAATTTCTTTAAGCGCTTTGGAACTTTGTGACGGATCTGAGTAGAAATAAGCTCCTGGGTGCATCATATAATCAGCATCAGCAAGCTCATCTAAAAGCTCAATACCACCTTTATAAGTACGCGTCCCTTCAACTACAAAATTACCGTATTGAAAACTTGACAACTGAATAGGGCTATCATCTGCAATTAAATCTTGAACAGTTACAGAACGGCCATTAACTGTCGCGCCAGCCTCATTCAGAACCCCAGCAAAATATTCCAAATAAGTGTAATAGTCAGCATGTTCAGCATCAGGATCAATGCCTTTAGCAGCTATAGACGCAACGTTTTCTTGTAAAGAGTCTCGTTGTTTTTCAAGATCACTTACTTGATTATTAATATCGTCAACAAACTGCTTGTTCAAACCCGTAATGTCAAGTACTTGGTTTGTTTCAACTAAACCTGTTTGAGCATCCCGAACAGCAGAAAGACGACCTTCAGGCGAAAATTCTTCAGGAGGAATGCCTGATCCTGTAGGAACCCTAGAACTAAAACGTCGTTGCCCACTGCTCCAAGCACTTAAATCAAACGGCTCGGCTGTCGTAATCTCCGAATTTCGCGAAGACACCCACTGTCTCAACAACGTTAAATCAGAAGCAGAAAGACCAGGAACTGGCTCACCCCGAAGAACCATCGCTTTTTCTGCACTAGAAAGTTGCAGCCAAATTTGTTCAGCGCGTTCCATTATCGACCACCGATCCCCAACACTTGCATCAAAGCCCCAGCGGCATTAGCATAATCCATCGCCGCAGCCTCATTCGGAGCCTGCTGACGAGCAAACGCCTCCGCACGAGCAGGCACACTAATCGAAGACATCCCCGAAGCCTGCAACCCGTGAACCATCTTCACAAACGCCTGCTGCTCCGCAGGAGTCGCCATACGGCCAGTCACCGACGCAGACGCCTTCTTCGCAGCATCAGCCAACGCAAACGGATCAATATAGTTGATGACCGACCCTCCACCACCGCTGCCGCTACCAGACCTCAACTCTGCTTTCTTCTCCGCAAGCAAAGTCGATAACAACTCCGGTCGATCAGTGTTCCGCAACAACACGTCAAGAAACTCTGTCTTTAACCCCAACTGATCCGATTGATAAGCAAGATTGACCGTATCCCCTACAGCTTTCGTAAAAAACTGCTGGTCAATCTCGCCATTGTCATCAAACATGTAGTTCAAATTCTCGTAAACCCCAACGAGATACATGTCGATCGCCAACAACCCTTGATCTTCAGTTGAAAGCTGCCCCAAAATGGCTGGCAAATCACTTTCGTAAACAGGCGTCGGAGCCATCCCCGGCCCTGCCTGCACCGGTTCCGCATACTGACGGTACTGGAGCCGCCCAGGCTGCATACTGTCCGGCCCGTAACCGAGCAACGCGCCACGGTCTTGTTGCAATGCTGCGTTCCCCGCAGCAACCTCAGAGTCACGTTGAGCATAAGACTTAGACATTAAAACAATCCTTCAAAAGCATCATCAGCAACAAACGTTTGCCTATCTAGGGTATCGCGTTCAAAGTAACGGTCGTAAATCGCTGAGAACTCAGGCAACAAACTCATTTGTTCTTTTGACTGTTCCCAGTACAACAACAAATCTTCATTTGAGTTTGCGCCAATATTGTCCGACCCGCCCTCAGCAGCCCGCTGTTGCAAACGAGTCTGCACATACATACGCAAATCGAAATAATCAATTACATGTTGTGTAGAAGGACGCTGCAACAACTGCTCGTCTTGCAACCCGGCAACGAACCCGTCAATAATCGAAGTCATGCGCCTTGTTGAACTCCCGTAATCGTCAAACTGAGCCGCCCACGCAGGATATTGCAACCGCAAAGCATCAATTTCTTTTCGCATATACGCAGCTAGCGGCTCCATATTTGAAGCGTTCATCGACCCAGACATGCCAACAGCAATCGCTGCTTCTTGCTTGCTGCGCTTGTAATCCTGAAGCTCCGTGTACGCCTTCCAACCCAACTCTGCCTGAGTATCTGCGATAGCTTCCAACGGCGTCTTGCGTTCACGCCGGTTCTGATCGCTACTAGGCGACAACTCCATGTTCATCTGGCGGCGATACACCGCCTGCGAAAACATGAACTGTTCGTCTGCCGCTCCAAGACTAGCGGTAACCCACGCACCAATCTCAGGATGCGCCTGCACTAGATCCTGATGCTTCATATACAACTCTTCAGAGTTAATCGACGCAGCAACCCCGTCGTTCAACTTCGTCATACGAGCAGTCAAAGCAAAGAAATCTTCACCGTACCGGTCAAGGAACATTGCGTTGCCTTCAAGCGTGCCATACTCCCGCTGAAGTTTCCGTGCCTCTTGCACCAACGGCTCGTAAGGCGACAGAAGCGTTGTGGACGTGGGCGAGAACAGACCGGCAGCAAACCGGAACATCGAAAACTGATTGGCCCGCTCGTTTGCCAACTCGATTGCAGCGTTGATCTCGAAATCATCGTTCCAGTCGAGCGGATCGCCGGACTCGGCGCGTTGCGTAACGATGTCTTGGAAGAATCGTTGCACGAGACGTTCGGTTGTTTGCGAATCACTACCGTAGTCGATTACTGATTTTGTCCATGTCGGCAGGTTGCCTTTGACGGCACGGTCAAAGAAACCGCCTTCGGGATGCCCGAACGGAAACATGAACCCGAACGTTTCTTCCAACCCCGGCTTCTCAAGGATCGCTTCACGCACCGGAATTGTGATAAGCGGACCAAACCCCGGCGCAGGACTCTGCATGACCGTGTTCAAACCCTCTTTCGAGAACCGGATAGTAGCGTCCTGATCTTGCAGCATTTTCGGGATTAGCAAGTTTCGCATCGTCGGAGACATCGCATCAAAGATCGTTGTTTCGTTGCCGTCCGAGTCGTAGGCGGGACCGAACGGACGGAACATCAAATACGTCGCTCCTTCAGTCCCATCGTCGTTCTCAATCGTGACTTCGCTGATACCCAGCGCCTGCGCGTCCCACGGCTTGCGATACAAACGAACAGCGTTAGCCACAAACGTCGGGTTCTCAACAGCAAACCCCGACCAACGACCAATCACTTCCTGCCAAGCATTAAAGAACGGCATCGAGTTACCGACCATCTCGCTGATACGAGTGTTCTCAGCAAGGTCGTACATGACTTCGCGCACTTCTTTCAAAGCCGACTCGCGAGCTTGACGCTCTAGCTCGTCAATGTTGCGTTGCGACAAACGAACTTGCCCATCAGGGTCTTGCAAAGTAGCAACACGGCGACGCAACTCTCGTTCGTACTTTGTGCGGAAGAACGGGTTACGAGCCAACTCGTCTGTTGGCAACGTGCCAAACATCTTGAACAAGTTTTCAGCAAACCCCATTGCTGATTCGCCCAAAACTTTACGAGAAGGAGCTAAATGCGAAACAGGTTCTGGAGCGACAGCTTTACCAAACCCAGGATTCCACTCCCGTATCTTTTCGATCTTTGTCATCAGATCGCCTTCGCCTAAAGTCACGTCACTCATCAACTTCTTTGTGACTTGTTTCCACGAAGGCACCTGCCCCATCGCAGCCTTATCCCGCAACTCAGAGAAGTAATTTGACGGCAACACGTCGTCGTACTCGTCAATGATGCTTTCAGCGGTCCACATCAACTCGTCATCAGCAAAATCATCCAACCGACGTGATGTCAGTTCAGACAACAACTTTGAATTTGAATCTTGACTTAACAAATTGGCAAGCTCTGTTGCACGATCAACCAGCGAATCGTTTGACCACACAATCGCAAGGAACTCGTCACTGCCGCGCGTGTAACGGTTCATCATGTTCGCCCACTCACGACTAATGTCAACAGCGTTAATCAAATTGCCGTCAGCATCAAACTTCAAAGCATCAAACACTTTGAAATCGACATCTTGGAATTTGCGTAGCTGCCGTTCCGAATCACGAATAGCGCCAGAGAACAACGCCGACTGCGAACGACTAGACGACACCTCAGCACGGATCTGTTCTTGATACCGAGTGTCATCCCCAAACGCGTTACGGAAAGACAAACCGCCAATATTCAACCCGTGAACGCCAGCATCGCTCATCAACTTCTCAGCAGCATCAAACGCATTCTGCGCTTCGTAAGCAGCTTCACCAAGAACAAGATCTTCGTCATCAATCAGCTTCTTGATGTATGTAGCGTCGTCCATCATCTGACGAGCTTCAGCCAATTCTTCACGACCAACAGCTTCACGCAACATGCGTTCGCCCTCGAACCGCAACGTCTCTGCATAGTTCAACGCCGCTTTACGCTGCAACGCTTGGTTGACACGACGCCGTTTGCTCATCGCTGCAACAAACCCGTAGCCAACGCCTACAAGCGGATTGCCCATCAACGCCCCAACACCGACGCCCTTCAACGCAGCATTGAAACCCAACCGGCGAATGTTGCTCTTACGGTTCTTGATATCGCGTGCTGACAACACTTTTTGCCGACGCAACTGGCTAACCGCATCTTTGATCGCGTCAGGATTATCAGCTACCGCTTGCTTAAAAATGTCGTAGGCATCGTCTACGTCTGCGACCATGCCAACTTTGTCAGCCAAAATTTCTGTAATTGCTGCTGCGTCAGTAGCTGCATCAACGTTGTCAAGGTTGTGCAACGCAAACGCACGACGCAACTCAGGGAACGACGTAATCAAATTACCCAACTGAGTAACGCCGCCAAGCACAGCAGCACCACGCAACTGTTCATCCAGCCCGACACGCATCGGCCACTTCGGAGTCAACAACATGCCTGACCGCCATGCCTGTTGAGGCCCGTCAAGCAAACCACTGCTTGTACCGATGAAGCCGCGAACAGCATCTCCTACACGGACAGGCACTTGCCCAACCGCAGAACGACTACGAGCTTGAGCTAACTCAATTTTGCGTTGCACGATGTCATATCGAGGCTGCACCGCAGAATTCTTGACTTGAGCTTTGGACATGCGATGCTGAATAATCGCAAGCGTTCCGTCTTCCAACAGACGTTGCGTCGTAACAACACCAGCGTCATCGGTAACCCCAACGGCTTTTTCAGCTTCTCGCTGCCACCTTTGGCTATCCAACCGATACCGTGCAGTCAACGTCCGGCCTTGCGGATCAATCTGCCCCGCTTCTTTACCGATACGTTCCCCCATCTCAGCATCAGCAAGAGCGTTATCCAAACGTTGGTTGATATTGTCAACCGTGTCGTTGTACAACTTTCGTATTTCATCCATACGCCCAGCACGTTTCAACCGGGCAAACGACGAAGCCAACCTAGACGCCTCTGTAGCATCAAGAACCTTTACGCCGTTAATGTCAAGACGTGAAGCCTGAGCTAACACACGTTCAAACTGGGTAACCGCATCTGGGTCGTCAAAGAACACATGTGTTTGAGGGGTGCGCTCAGTAATGACACGAGTAGCTTTGCCATACAAACCACCGCGCCTGCCTCCAACAGTGTGCGGATTGTAAAACTCGCTGATAACCCAACGATCAGGGCCAGCTTCTTCCAGAACTTGTCGATGACGTTTCAACACGCCATCAAGACGACTGCCCCACGGCAACTGTTTGATATTGGGCAAACCAGCAACCGACACCTTCGACGGGTACATGTCGTCGCTAACTTCGAGGATCGACTCCAAACCTGCTCGCACAAGTCCGTCGTCGTCAACAGCCAATCTGCCAAGGTTGTCTATAACCGAATCAGGTTCACCGATGTACCGCCCGTTGTGCCAACGCAAACGGATCTGCTGCGACTCAAACAATGCTTCTCGAAACTGCGACATGACAGCCCAGTCGGTTTCTTCAGCAATCTTCACAAACTCCAAAGCCCCGTCAACATCCCCCAACGGCTCACCTCGACGTATCCGGCCTTCAAACATTGCGCCTGCAAGATCGCCTTGTTCTGCCAACTTGTCCGGTGTGATGCCTTTGCGAATCTTTGGGTCCATCAACGCAATTTTGATATTTTCCCAATTCTCGCTTTGCATGATGTCGGTCAGCTTGCGAGCTTCGCTTTGGATTTCTTCTAACACCGAAAAGTCGCCAGCCAACGCCCGCATCGTCCGAGCACGAGCCAACGGAGTCGTAGCGTTTGCATACAACTCAACAGCTTCGCGAGACATCTTTCGACCAGCCGGACCAACTTGCTGCCGGAACGCCTCAGCCCGTTCAGCAGCCGAATCCAATTTGCCCATTGTGTCTTCAATACGCAAATATTCATCGCTAGACACAAACGCTATACCACGCTGCTGCGTATAGTTTCGAATAACGCTCTGTCGTTTATTAATCTGATCTTCAGTCTTTACCAGATACTTAAAGATGCCTTCGCGACGGCCAAGAATATCGTGAGGCCGAATACCAGTGCCGCCGCCGTACACACGCGTAATTTCTCTAGGAACACCGACTGCGCCTCGACCGCCGACTTGCCCGCCTTCTAACAGTTCTCGCGTCAACAACGCCCCGCCACGAGATGCACGAGATGACGAGGCCAACACTGCCCCGCCACGAGCACCTTTGACCGCAGTCCCACCAACAATCGTGACTGGATCAATAAACTCCTGCACAAAATCAGCAGTGCCCGAAATCAAATTGAACAGCGGATCGTCTTGAATTGCGTTGTACTCGTCTTCATCAAACGGATCAATGTAGTACAAGTTGGCTGCGAACGATTGACCAAACGTGCGCTTGTCGTTGATGTTCCATGCTTTCGAATACGTCTTAAGATCAAACAACGCTTGACCACCGCTCTGGTGCGTCGCGTTCACAACGGTAAACATCGTCCCTAGTGGACGGTCAACAACTTCTTGGATGGTCCAGTCCCAAGCACCAAACACCGGGTCAATAATTGTGCGGGCAGGGTCACGGACTTGTTCCGGCAATTCGCCAATTAACGTTCCACCGATTCCTTCTGGCCCAAACAACCCGTTAATAGTTTTGCCCAGCAAATCTTCTTGAACAGAATTAAACAGAGTTTCTGCGGCACCACCAAAATCGCCGCTAGACGCAGAACGACCAGCAGAAACCACGTCAACAACAAATTCAGCAGGACCAGTAACGGTGTCTACTGCACCGTTCCACAACTTATCGAAAAAACCCATTACTGGTCCTCAGAGTTAGGCATCAGTCCTTTGTCTGCAAACTGATTCGGGTTTCTGACTTGCGACAACGCCTTACGGTAAGCATTACGCAACCACGGAGAAGCCGTTTCTTGATTAACAAGTTCAGAAGTTACTGCAAGAAACTGTTGTACTTTGAACTCTTGCAACGGGTTACTTGTCGGAGGCATCGCAGGCAACCCAGAACTGCTTGTCATAACTGATTCGTTAGGACGTTCTGTTGGACGCGTAAACTTACTTTGACCGGGTTTGACCAACGCACGGGTTGGTTGCTGCATGCTCGGCAACGGCGTCATCGCTTGCGCTTCTTCTTGCGCTTTGGCCTGACCATACTGCTGCCCAGAAGCAACTTTTGTCGGCTGCTGACCTTGACCTCGACGTGGCATCACAACGCTCCTAACAACGCACGAAGATCAGGAGGAGGAGCCTCTGCCGCAGCACCACCGCCAGCCTCAGCACCAGCACCCGGCATAGCAATACCCGGCTGCGCCTCAGGAGCACCAGGCTGAACCTGCTCAGCCTGCCGTTCCTGCGCCTCACGCTGCACCTTCTCAACAGCCTCAGCCAAATCATGCTGATCGTTTCTCACCAACTGCATGATCCGAGCCAGATCCGAGGGAGGCAACGCCCCCTGCGCCGCCTGCTGCTGCAACCCAGACAACAACGACTGCTCCAACTGCTCCGCAACAACAGCGTCACGTTCCTTCTCGACATCCTCTACGAGAGGGTCGATTCGCATGAACGCTTCTTTAGACATTGTTCCCATTGCAACTCGTTGACCGCCTGCAATGACGAGATTGTTGATGTCAGCACCAGCTTGTGAATAGGAAACAACATTGTCATCAGTCGTAAAATGTTTGCTCGGTGTGTAATCAACTTTGCCCTTGACCTTTCCCATCGACACATAAAACGACTGCGGCTTGTTGCCCGCATACGCCTTACACTGCGCGATCGCAATCCGGTTCTCTTCTTCCAACGCACGAGCTAGCGTCTTCTGCGTTTCCTGAACCGTGAAATCGACCACAGCAGAAAGCACAGCGTCACCGCGGCGACCCGTTCGTATATTGCTAGTGGATTCACCGCCAAACTCCGCAGGGA